GAGCACCACATGCGTAACGATACCCGCCGCCTCTACGAATCCTATGCAGCCGAAGTTGCAAAACTGAACGGCGTTGATCGCGTCGACACGAAGTTTTCAGTCGACCCGACAGTACAGCAGCGCTTGGAAACGAAGATCCAAGAATCCAGCCAGTTCCTGTCCAAAGTGAACGTCTACGGCGTTGGCGAGCTGGAGGGAGAAAAAGTCGGCCTGGGCGTCGCCGGTCCAGTCGCCAGCACAACCGACACGACCAAGCAAGACCGTCAGACCGTGGATATCTCCACGCTCGATGCACGCCGCTACCGCTGCGAGCAGACCAACTCCGATACGCACATCACGTATCAAAAGCTGGACGTCTGGGCGAAGTTCCAAGACTTCCAAACGCGCATTCGCGACGCCATCATCAAGCGCCAGGCGCTGGACCGCATGATGATCGGCTTCCACGGCATCAAGCGCGCGGCCACCTCCGACATCGTCGCGAACCCGATGCTTCAAGACGTCAACAAGGGCTGGCTGCAGCAAGTCCGTGAGCAGGCGCCGCAACGGATCATGGCGCACGATGGTAAGAACGCCGACACGATCGTCGTCGGTGGCAGTGGTGCCGCGTATGAAAACCTCGACGCGCTGGTATTCGACCTAGTCGGCCAGCTCATCGAGCCCTGGTACGCGGAAGACCCGGAGCTGGTCGTTGTGTGCGGCCGGCAACTGCTGGCGGACAAGTACTTCCCCATCGTCAATACCAACCATCGCCCGACCGACATGATGGCGGTCGACATGATCATCAGCCAAAAGCGCATCGGCAATCTGCCTGCGGTGCGCGTGCCGTACTTCCCGCCTAACGGCCTGCTGGTCACGCGCCTGGACAACCTGTCCATCTACTACCAGGAAGGCAGCCGCCGCCGCACCATCGTCGACAACGCCAAGCGTGACCGCATTGAGAACTACGAGTCGAGCAACGACGCCTATGTCGTCGAAGACCTCGGCTGTGTGGCGATGGCAGAGAACATCGCCATCGTAGAAGCTGAAAACAAGGCGGAGGAGAAGTGAGCAGCCCCGCCCGCAACCACTTCCTGCGGGTCTCCGCCGCCCTCGCGGCGCAGGCCGAGCAGGAGGCCAACCCGCTGCGCCACGCCACTGGCTACGAGCTCATGCTCGCGCAGCTTGCCGAGCACAAGCGCCAACTCAAACAGGTGCAGTCCGTCGAGCGCAAGGCCGAAACCAAACGGCGCATGCTCCCCGAGTACGCGGCCTGGGTGGAAGGCGTCCTGCAGGGCGACAGCGGCACGCAGGACGACATCTTCATGACCGTGCTCGTCTGGCGCATCGACGTAGGAGACTTTGCCGGCGCTCTGCCCCTGGCCGACTACGCCATCCGTCACAAGCTGGCGATGCCCGACCAGTACCAGCGCACCACCGCCTGCCTCATCGCAGAAGAGTTCGCCAACATGGTCTTGAAAGACCCGGCCGCCATCAAGTCGGCCGACGTTGAAGCCCTGGTGGAAGTGGAAGCGCTGGTGCGTGACCAAGACATGCCCGATGAAGTCCGCGCCAAGCTGCACAAGGCGCTCGGCTACGTCATCGCGGAGCTGGCCACCGGTCACGACCAGGCCACCGCCAAGGCCTGCCGCGAAGAGGCCGTCACGCACCTGCGCCGCGCGCTGGAGCTGCACGACAAATCCGGCGTGAAAAAAGACATCGAGCGCATCGAGCGCGACATCAAGAACGCAGCCGCTGCCGGCGCCAAGGATCGCACCGGCAAAAGCTGACACCGAGCGTGACCCCGCGCATCAGGCGGCACGGGGCAGTCTTCCGGCATGCCGCGAAGCCTCGCCCCGTCCACCGCCTCCCAGCCCACTGAACCCATGTCTTCCTTCATCGCAGCCGCATCCGTACCGCAGCCGGCCACGCCCGGCGGCCCACCCATCGCCAACGACGGCTTCTTCCCGGATGTCGATGTCGTCAACGCCTACGCCGCCATGCGCCTGGACGGCACCGTCACACAGCAGCGCATGCGCGCCGCCCTGGTGGAAGCCATGCTCTCCGTCAACGAAGAGCTGGCGCCGTGGAAGGCCGCGCAGGAGTCCTTCGGCCGCAACACGCTGGCCACCGTGCCCGCGCCCAAGATCGACGGTGAGAGCGCGCACCTGCACCGCTACCTGCGCGCCGTCCGCTGCCTGGCCGCCGCCTGGCTCATCGAGCGCTACCGCACCATCGACGCCACCGCCGCCGGCGACCGCAAGGCCGAAGCCGAAAACCTCGGCGTCGATGACCTGCGCCGCGACGCCCGCTGGGCCATCAGCGACATCCAGGGCGCCGCCCGCACCACCGTCGAGCTCATCTGATGCGCGTACGGGCCATCCAGGGCGACACCGTTGACGCCATCTGCCACCGCGTCTACGGCCGCACCGCAGGCGTTACAGAAGCCGTCCTGGCCGCCAACCCGGGCATTGCCGATCTGGGGCCGATCCTGCCTCACGGTACCGAGCTCGACATGCCCGACATCTCCCCGCAGCCGGCCATGCAAATGGTCCAGCTCTGGGATTGACCTCCAAGGAACCCAATGGCTGAACCCATCTCCACCGGCTCCACCGCCACCCTCGCCGTCACGGGCGTGGGCGCGTTGTCCCTGCTGCCAGGCGTCGACCCCGGCACCGTGCTGGGCGCCTTCGCCGGCGCCGCAGTGTTCGTGCTCAACAGCGGCGAGCTCGGCACCGTCAAGAAGCTGGGCTTCCTGGCTGCATCCATCGTCGCCGGGCTGCTGTCCGCACCCCTGGCCGCCGCGCTCATTGCCAAGGCCCTGCCCACCAACACCGAAGTCAGCCACGCCGTAGGCGCCCTGGTCGCCTCCACCGTCGTGGTCAAGCTGCTCCTGGCGCTCATCCGCCTGGCAGACAACAGCGACCGCCTCTTCGCCTCACTCAAGGGCGGCGCAGACAAGGGAGGCAAGCAATCATGAAAACGCTCTTCATCGTGCAGGCCGCGTTGTGCGCGCTCATCGCGCTGCGGCTGCTGCTGTTCAAGCGCGCTGGCGCCACGCACCGTCCGTGGGCGTCACGCCTGGCATACGGCCTGGTCGTGCTCGCCGGCGCCGTCACCATCGGCGTGCTGTTCGGCCGGTATGACTGGGCGCTTGCCGCACAGAACGGCATCACCGCCGTGCTGTGTGTCGCCGTCTACGCCGTGCGCGGCAACGTGGTCGAGCTGTTCCGCATGGGCGGCGCGCGGCAATGCTGGTTCGTTCGCATCCTGCGGAGGTCCGCATGACCATCCTGCGTGAAGGCATGGTCGGCGCCGCAGTGCTGGAGCTGCAGCGCCTGCTGATCGCCAACGGCTTCAATGCCCCCGATACCTGCGTGTACTGCGCAGACACCGTCGCCGCCGTGCGCGCGGCACAGATCCGCTTCGGCCTGGTCGTCGACGGCATTGCCGGCCCCAAGACCATGGCTGCCCTGCAGTCTGGCGCGCGCAACGTCCGCTATCTGAGCGCCGCAGACCTGCAGGCGGCTGCAGAAGCGCTCGACGTTCCGCTGCCGGCCGTGCGTGCCGTCAATGAGGTGGAAAGCCTGGGCAGCGGCTTCCTGCCCGACGGCCGCCCCGTCATCCTGTTTGAGCGCCACATCATGCATCGCCAGCTCCAGCGGGCCGGCAAGGATGCCGACGCCCTGGCACGCCAATTCCCCAACCTGGTCAACCCCAAGCGCGGCGGCTACGTCGGCAACGCGGGTGAACACATGCGCCTGGCGCGTGCGATCCAGATCGACGAAGACTGTGCCCTCGCATCGGCCAGTTGGGGCGCCTTCCAGGTCATGGGCTTTCACTGGAAGCTGCTCGACTACCCCAGCGTGCAGCACTTCGTGTCAGCCATGCGCACCAGCGAAGCCGCACAGCTCGATGCGTTTGTGCGCTTTGTGAAGGCCGACCCGACGATGCTCAAGGCGCTGCGGGCTGGAAAGTGGGCGACCTTCGCCCAGCTCTACAACGGCCCCGCCTACAAAGCTAACCTGTACGACGTCAAGCTGGCCCGCGCCTTTGATCGCTACCAGGCCGAAGACGAGGTCGCGGCATGAAGCGTGCCGCCGTCATCGTCACGCTGCTGGCCATCGTCGCAGGCCTCGCCTGGTGGGCCACCGCCAGCTACCACGCCGCAGTCCAGCGCGCCGACCAGGCCGAAACCACCGCCGCCACCCTGCGCAAGCAGCTCGACAACGCCCAGCGCGCCACCGTGACCGTCACCCAATACGTCGACCGCGAGCGCGTCATCCGTGTCAAAGGCGACACCATCATCAAGGAAGTCCCGCGCTATGTCCCCGTTCAAGCTGACGCTGCCTGCGTTGTCCCTCGCGGCTTTGTCCGCCTGCACGACGCAGCCGCCGCCGGCGCCGTGCCAAATCCAGATTCCGGAGCTGCTGATGCGGCCCCCGCAGGCGTTGCGCTCTCTACCGTCGCCAGCACCGTCGCAGCCAACTACACCGACTGCCACCTCGACGCCGCGCGACTGAGCAGCCTGCAGCAGACGTTGCGCGATCAGGGCGTCACGATCATTGGGGAGGGCGCCGCGCCATGATGAAGGCCACCAGCCTGCGCGAGGCCTTGACGGCCGCCGTCCCTTACCTGGCAGCGCACCCTGAAGCGCTGCATGTCTTTGTCGATGAGGG